TATCCAGAGATGACATAGTAGCGTTAGTAAAAGAGCTACGCATTACTAAGGGAGAACTATTAGCAGCGGGGATTACATGAATGAAATAGTATTCGACATAGAGTGTGATGGCTTTGACCCCACCAAGATACATTGCCTATCAGCTAAGTCTAGCAAGGGGCTTAAGTCTACAACCAAATACAGTAACATGAGGAAGTTCTTCACTAATAAAGACAACATAATCATATGTCATAACGCTAAGCGATTTGATGTAGTTGTTGCCGAAAAATTATTGGGAGTTTCTGTTACAGCAAAAGTTGTAGACACATTAGCCCTGAGTTGGTACCTCTTTCCTAACAGAGCATTGCATGGGCTAGAGAGCTGGGGTGAAGACTTCGGTGTACCTAAGCCTAAGGTTACTGATTGGGAAGGTCTTAGCTCTGAGGAATACATACATCGTTGTGAAGAAGATGTTAAGATCAACTACAAGCTATGGCAAAAGTGTTGGTCTTACCTACTTAGGTTGTATGGCAATGAAGAGGGTGCTTGGAAACTCATAGACTATCTGATGTTTAAGATGGACTGTGCTAGGGAACAAGAGAGGCTAAGGTGGAAGCTTGACGTACCTAAATGCACTGAGGCTCTTGAAAGGCTATCTGGCCTAAGGGATGCTAAGGTGATAGACTTAGGTAAGGCTATGCCTCCTATACCAGTCGTCAAGGCTCGTGTAAAGCCCGCTAAGCCCTTTAAGAAGGATGGTAGTATAAGTGCTGCTGGTATTAAGTGGAACGCTCTCCTAGAGGCTTACAATAAGCCTAAGGATTATGATGGGGAGATACTGGAGGTGACAGATCTTAAGGATCCTAACCCCGGCAGCCACCAGCAGGTTAAGAAATGGCTTGAGAGCTTAGGTTGGATGCCAGCTACGTTTAAGTATAAGCGTGACAAGGAAACCAATGAAGTTAAAACCATACCACAGATTAACCTAGAACATGGTGCTGGCATCTGCCCTAGCATCAAAAGGTTATATGACAAGGAACCAGCACTAGAACTGTTAGACGGGCTATCGGTATTAACACACCGCATCTCTATACTTAAGGGCTTCTTAAGTGCTGTTGATGAGGATGGATATGTCCAAGCACAGATACAAGGAATCACTAACACCCTACGGTTTAAGCACAAGGTTGTTGTTAACCTACCGAGTGTTGGTAAGCCCTATGGGAGCGACATTAGGGGTTGTCTTATTGCTCCACACGGTTATGAACTAATCGGGAGTGACATGTCCTCACTAGAGGATAGGACAAAGCAACATTATATGTGGGACTATGACCCAGACTACGTAACAGAGATGAACGTAGAGGGGTTTGATCCACACTTAGATATTGGTGTGCTGTCAGGGATGATGACACAAGAGCAATCAGATGACTATAAAGGGGGTGACAAATCTTTAGATCATATAAGACATAACGCTAAGCAAGTTAACTATTCTTGTACATACGGTGTAACACCAGCAGGGCTGGTAAGAAACACTGGAATGTATTTAGATGAGGCAACTAAGCTACACACCACATACTGGAAACGTAATTGGAGCGTACAAGCAATAGCTGATGCGTGTAAAGTTAAAACAGTTAATGGTCAGAAGTGGTTGTATAACCCAGTGAGTGAGTTATATTATTCATTACGCCATGAGAAGGATAGGTTCAGCACTTTAAACCAAGGCACTGGTACTTATTGTTTCGACATGTGGGTGAAGGAGATAATGAAATCTAAACTACCTATCATTGGTCAGATGCATGATGAATTCATTGGGCTGATTAAGGTGGGCCTTAGAGATAAGGCAACTAGAGTGACTAAAGAGGCAGTGCAAGCTGTCAATAAAATGTTAAAATTAAACAGAGAGTTAGACTGTGATGTTGCATTCGGCAATAATTACGCAGAAATTCATTAATATAGAGAGAGAAAGTAGATGGGATTAAACGCAAAGAAAGTAGCATTTAGTGGCGGCAATAACGGCCCTAAGCAAGAAGCAATTGAAGCTGGTACATACCCAGCACGAGTTGTGCAGGTGTTGGACTTAGGTTTACAACCTCAACGCCCTTATAAGGGAGAGGAAAAGCCCCCTGCACATGAGATTCAACTTACCTATGAGTTTGTAGATGAGTTCTGTCTTGATGAAGATGGTAAGGAGTTGGAGGACAAGCCTCGTTGGTTGTCTGAGTCAATGCCTTTCCGTAGCTTAGAGAGCGACCTAGCTAAGTCAACCAAGCGTTACCACGCTATTGATCCTGATGGTACGTTCGATGGAGACTTCACCTTATTGGTAGGGGCTACATGTATGGTGACTATCACATGCAAGCCTAATCAAAAGGGAGAGGATAAGAATTACGTTAGCAACGTATCATCTATGCGTCCTAAGGAAGCAGCTAAGTGCCCTGAGTTGGTTAACCCACCTAAGGTGTTCTTATTAGATGAGCCTGACCTAGAGGTATTGGGTAGCTTACCTAAGTGGTTACAAGAGAAGATTGAGTCTAACCTCCAGTACGCTGGGTCTGCATTAGATGCTGCACAGAATGGTGGTGGTAAGCCTAAGAAAGAAGAACCAAAGAAAGAGAAGCCTAAGAAGGAAGAGCCTAAGGCTGAAGATGATTCAAATGATGACGATGGTGAATGGTAATATGAAAGTAGTTGAAGTGGGTCAGTTCTGTCGAGTGATGGATAGCACATATGCAGAGCATGGTGTTAAGAAGAATGATGTTATCTACATTGCTGGGGACAGTATTGTATCAGTGGATGAGAAAGATCCGTACCAACTACGGCGCTTATTCATTGGTGCTTGGATGGATGGGGATCATGTAGATGTTAACCGTGGTGGCTTTACTATTGATGGTAAACGTCTTAAGCCTTGTAGTAAGTCTAAGCAAGCACGTTTAGACGCTATTAAGGATGAGGACTTCGGAGAGAAGGAAGATGCAGCCGAGGATTGATAGCGACGTACTCCTATATGAAATAGGAAGTTGTGGTCAATACAAGGATGATGATGGTGAGTTGGTTATACGAGACTTCGATTTCGTAGCCAACCTACTTGATGAAGCTGTAGTGGGTATCTGTGAGGCAGTGATGTCTTCACAGCCACCCATACTGTACATCACAACAAGGCCTGAGTTTGTTGATAAGATCAATAGGCGTAATAGATTCTTAGGCGAAGAGCCTATGGTGTTTAAGGAGAACTTTAGAAGTGAGATTGCGGTTACCAAGCCGTACAAAGGGACTAGGAAAAGTGAGAAACCACATCATTTTCTGGGGCTCTTTATGTATATGTATGAAAATTATGATGTACGTCTTGCAAACGGCATAGAGGCTGATGATCTAATGTCCATTGATCAGATGCAAGACTTAGATAACAGCGTCATATGTACAAGGGATAAGGATTTACGCATAACCCCCGGCTGGCATTACGGTTGGGCTTGTGGTAAGCAGCCTGAGTTTCCCATGCAGGAGGTTGATAACTTAGGTTGGCTAACTCTCAATGAAGCTAAGAAAAAGGTTGAGGGAGTTGGTATGAAGTTCTTTTATAGTCAAATGATTACAGGAGATACTGTGGATAATATCCCCGGCATTGCTGGTAAGGGATATAAGGCTGCTTACAAGGCTCTGTGTGACGCTGTAAGCGTTGATGAGTGTAAGGAGGTAGTAATAGGTATGTATAAGGATAAGTACGCTGACAAGGCTAGGGAGATGTTCACTGAACAAGCTCAACTGCTATGGATGCTAAGGGTAAATGATACAACTGCCGGAGGTTGGAATGTATAAGAACCTACCTGAACTAGAGGACGTTAACAACATGTCTAACATACATGACTTACGGAATGCGTTACGTTGGTGTATACGCTATTATAAATATTTGGAGGAAGAACTTGTCAAGGCCGAGCGGAGAGAAGACTAGGTGTGGAGGTCAGTGGACTGAAGCTAAGTATAAAGGCTTCATTAAATCTACACTGAGACAGGCAACAAGAAAATGGGGCCCCATCGGATCGTGACTGGGAAAC